CCGGTGGTAATCCGTCTCGCACAGGAAGTAATGACGTGCCAACTCAGCGATCCGCTCCGCGACCACCCTGGGGGGCTTCGCGGGAGCGTACCACGGTTGGTCATACAACACATCACGCTTGAATGCATAGGTGAACGCACTAAGACCCAGCATATGATCAGTACCAACGGTAGAGATATTGCGAGGGTCCGATGGTTTTGCATAGGATTCACCCTTCATAAACGCGCGTATGTGTACGCCATTGCAGGCACTTATCCAATGCTCTGCTTGCGTCGATCGCCCTCTCTGCGTGGGCCGGGATTGAAACTCGATGACCTCATCGATGGTATACGGAACCCCTGTGCCCTTCCGCTTAACCAACCGGTCGACAAACTCCTTCGCATAGTCTGCATAGATGTTGGGTGGGACGCGGTCATTCAAGATCCGCGTAACACGACCCGTGACAGACGCGTAGTCATTGTTGTACGATCGGTTCGGAACGACATCAGGATTCGTAACCAGCGAGGGGCACACTGCACGCCCTATCTCGCGACCATCCTCCATCACCAATGGTTTGAGCGCTTGGTAGCGCTTGGCGAAGGTAGCCGGCGCATGCGCTACCGACACAGATGGCCCAAGATCGGCCCTAACGGCCTGATAGATGATGGGGGCGCTTCTGGCGGCCCGAGAGTTGCCAATCTCGGGGTCCTCACCCTCACGCAAGATGCGCTCCACATCACTTATCTGGGGGTGCTTCGCGTTTGCAACCCTTATTCGTATGGCCTCCAATTGACTCAAGCCCAGCTCCGCCGACACCTCGGCATAGCCGGTCCGTGCTCGTCCCAGAGACACCTCCACGCCGCGCTCAAGGCGGTAACGATTCTGAACGAATTCGCCGCTCCCGAACGTTCGGCGCTGCAAGGAAGGCCCATCCAGCAGCCAACCCACGTAGCTGTAACAGCGTATGGGGTTGATCAACACCAACGAATGGTGGCGATCAACCCGTTTTACATCTATGCTGCACAGCACATGGCGCCACCACGGGACCCTGACAAGAACATAGTCATGTGAGTAATCCCACAATCCGTGTTCATAAGCCTGGGCCCCGCCAGACACGCCCATACGTACTCCCGTATGTGACAGACCATACGAATACTCCAGACTATCGTATGCAACGACATCCGGGACAAACGTATACGCAACGATTGGTCGCAAGTGTCGCAGCCATACTGACATGTCAACGTAGTAGTCCACGTCGACCATCTTTATGATCGCATCAGTCGGAATATCGTCGCTTCGAGGGTCTATCAAACCGTCCTTCGCCATATAATACTGATGGTAACCCAGAGTTGCTGACGCGTCCCGCGAACACA